CAGATACGACAACAACGGCATATGGCTTAACGAAGCCAGAGGTAGGCGCGTCAGAGGATACGTGGGGAACGAAGATCAACACAGACTTCGACAGCCTCGACACGATCATCAACGCGATCGGCGGTAAGACCGCTGCCGGAACGCTGTCGTATGCAGATAGCGCGAAGCTGGTTACAACGTCGGGCGGGGTGACAGTCACCGGCTTAACGACCACGACTGATTTAACAGCCACAGGCACGACAACCTTGGCTGGCGCTAGTACATCAGCAGATATTACGTTTGGCGACAGCGACAAAGCCATCTTCGGCGCTGGGTCTGACCTACAGATTTACCATAATGGGTCAGACAGCTTTATTGATGATGCTGGCACTGGATCTTTGTATATGCGGAGCAACAGTGTCGTCTTGGGCAAATACACTGGTGAAGTTGGTTTAGTTGTAACTGCTGATGGGCCAGTTGATTTATATCATAACGATGCGAAAAAACTCGCCACCACCAGCACAGGCGTAGACATAACTGGCAACTTGTTGGTTACAGGAAATGCAGAGGCAGTTGTTAGCATTCAAGGTACGACAGCGGGTGGTTCGTTTGTTAATTTTGGTGATCCAAATGATACTGACGTAGGCCAAATTGGTTACGATCACACCTCTAACTACATGCGTTTTAAGACCAACGACACAGAACGCATGCGCATCTCGTCAGACGGATCGGTGGGCATTGGCAGTGCTTCAGATGGTGCTATTTTACAGCTTGATAAAGCATCAAGTTCATATTTTGACATTCAAAGTGACAGCACTTTACGCACTAGAATATACAATGACAGTTCTCAAACTATTTTAGAGACAACAACTAATAACTTAATATTCAAAAGTGCTTCAAGTGAAGCCATGCGCCTCGATGCGAGCGGTAACTTGCTGGTGGGTAAGACGAGTTTGGACTTTGGGGCAACAGCAGGTCAAGAATTTAGAGCAGATGGGCGTGTATTTATAGGCAGTACAGATGGTGCATTTGTAAATCGTATAGGTTCTGATGGTTCTATTATTGGGTTCCGCAAAGACGGCACCACTGTGGGGAGTATTCAAGCTAGAAGTAGTTTTACAACATTACAAATAGGCTCAACAGGCACAGGAATCACTGGTACTAGCTCTCATAAAATATTACCTTCTGTTAATAATGCTAGAAGCGATAATACCAATGATTTAGGTGATAGCTCCTATCGTTGGAAAGACCTCTACCTCTCTGGCTCTATTGAAATAGAAAACGGCACAGCCAATGTTGGCGTTGGTAGACAGGCGTTAAACTCTAATACTGGCAGCAACAATACTGCTTTAGGGTTTCAAGCAGGGTACACTAATGTATCAGGTAGTTATAATGCCTTTATTGGTAAGGCCGCTGGCTATAATTCAACGTCTGATTTCAATACTTACATTGGACATGACGCTGGACTGTTGATGACCTCTGGCAATAAAAACACCATCCTTGGACGCTTCAACGGCAACCAAGGCGGCTTGGACATCCGCACCTCAAGCAACAACATCGTGCTGGCGGATGGGGATGGTAATCCTAGAATTAGAATAACGTCTAGTGGCAGCATATCATTCGGTGCGCAAAATGGCTCTATTGATATTGCTGGTGGAACAGTCGGCCTTGCATTGAATGGTAGTGATGGATTGCAACTTTTAGACAGCCGTATAAACTCTGCGGTGTTTAATTATCGTTATCGTTTTTATAACACCAACGGACTTGTTGGTAGTATTAGCACATCTACATCATCTACTTCTTTCAGCACATCCTCAGACCACCGTTTAAAAGAAAATGTAGTTGATTTAACAGGTGCAACAACACGCCTCAAGCAATTAGAGCCAAAACGCTTTAATTTTATTGCAGACGCAGACACAACCGTTGATGGCTTCCTAGCACACGAAGTTCAGGCAATCGTGCCAGAGGCCATTACAGGCACAAAGGATGAAGTCGATGCAGAGGGCAACCCTGTTTACCAAGGCATTGACCAAAGCAAGCTAGTGCCACTTTTGGTCGCTACAATCAAAGAACTAGAGGCACGGATCACTGCCCTAGAAAACGCATAATCGGAAAAGGAAAAAACTATGGCTATCACTTACACTTGGTCTATCTCCAACATGGAGCATGAAATATCAGACGGTGCTGTAATCACTGCACATTGGTATTGCTTAGGTACTGACGCAGATGGAAACTCTGCACGTTCTTATGGAACAACATCATACACACCAGACCCATCAGCCGCAGGGTTTATCCCTTACGCTGACTTGACTGAAGAAATAGTCTTGGGCTGGGTACACGGATCGGTGGATAAGGATGCCACTGAAGCTGCTATTGCTTCTAAGATTGATGCGATAGCTAATCCAACGACTGCCGCAGGAACACCTTGGGCAGCATAAACTAGAAAGGAAATCATATGACTGAAGACAAAAAGGTCATTACGATTGACGATGTGGAATATACTGAAGATCAACTGAGCGATGTTGCAAAGATGTGCATAAATCACATCAATTCGCTAGACCAGAAGATCGGCTCTGCGCAGTTCAACTTGGTGCAGCTTCAGATGGGCAGGCAGGGCTTCATGGCCGAGCTGAAAGCTGCCCTTGAGCCTGACGCGGAATAGCCGCGCAGCACAGCGAAAACGCGAGGGGCAGCAAAACGCTGCCCTTTTGCGCATCAAATGGTCATGTGCTACACTGCGGCAAGCGCGCAACACCAACGAGGCAACGATGGCCCTGATTAGATTAGACGTACCCGCTGGGGTTTACCGCAACGGCACCGACTTGCAGAGCATGGGCCGCTGGCGCGATGCCAGCCTGATCCGTTGGATCGACGGCACGATGCAGCCAGTCAAGGGTTGGCGCACAAGATCCAACACCGCCACGAACGCCACGCCGCGCGGCATGCTAACTTGGTCAGACAATACCAACGCCAGATGGATTGCCACCGGCACATATAACAAGCTATACGCCTACAACAGCTCCGGCGTGCAATACGACATCACGCCGGTCGGCCTGACCGCTGGCCGCGAAGACGCCATAGCGTTTACCGGCTTCGGCGGCGGTTTGTTCGGCAGCTACGCATACGGCGTTGCGCGGCCTGACACTGTACGCATCCAGCCAGCCACCGCGTGGAACTTGCAGGCGTGGGGGCAGTATCTACTGGCCAATAACGAAGACGACGGCAAGGTTTACGAGTGGCAGCTAAACACCGGCGCGGTAGCCGCGCAAGTCGCCAACGCGCCTGTCGACAATAAGAGCATCGTCGTCACGGCTGAGCGCTTCCTGTTCTGCCTTGGCGCTGGCGGCAATCCGCGCCTTGTCCAGTGGTCTGACCGCGAAGACAATACAACGTGGACGCCAGCCGCGACAAACGAGGCTGGCGACCTTGAGCTGCAAACCGAGGGCGAGATTATGGCGGGCGTTTCTGTGCGCGGCCAGACGCTTATCCTGACGACGCGTGACGCGCATGTCGCCAACTATATTGGCCCCCCATACGTCTACGGCATTGAGCGCGTCGGATCTTCCTGCGGGCTGGCAGCAAAACTTGCATACGCCAACGTGGATGTCGGCTGCTTCTGGATGGGCGTGCATGCGTTCTACGCCTACACAGGCGGCGGCGTGCAGGAGATCCAGAGCGACGTGTCAGACTACGTTTTCAACGACATCAACCGCGCGCAGATCAGTAAGGCGTTTGCCATGTCAAACGGCCAGTATGGCGAGGTGTGGTGGTTCTATCCGTCCAGCGCGTCTACAGAAAACGACCGCTACGTGGCGTATAATTACGTGGAAAATACGTGGTCAATCGGTACGCTATCGCGTACGGCGGGAACAGACGCAGGCACATTCCGTCAGCCGATGATGGCCGACCCGTCTAACAATAAGATATACGAGCATGAAATCGGGTTCGAGTATGGCGGCCTGACGCCGTTTGCGGAAACTGGCCCCATCATGCTTGGCTCCGGCGATAACGTTGTCAGCATAACGGAGATGATCCCCGACGAGAAGACGCAGGGCGATGTCAGCGCCACGTTCAAAACGCGCTTCTATCCCAACGGCACCGAGCGATCATACGGGCCGTTTAGCATGTCCAACCCCACCAGCATGCGCTTCACTGGCCGTCAGGTGCGGATGCGTGTTGACGGCGCGCGGCTTGCCGACTGGCGCGTTGGCATAAACCGGCTAGACGCTATTGCGGGTGGACGTAGATGACGCAGCAGTACCGCGCACCAGAGCCGCAGGGCGATGACTGGAAGTCATGGGCGCGGCGCATGATGCTGTATCTCGGACAGACAAGATCGCCTCTGGTGCAGCAGACGGGCGGCGAGAGCGCGGCAGAAGACGGCGTGTTGATGTGGGATCGCATAAACGAATACCCCGTTGTCAGTAAAAACGGCGAGTGGCGGCAAGTTGTGCTGGAAGACGGCCACGCTGATTTTATGCTGACGTCTGACGTCACGCCTGTTGCCGCCAACACGGCGTACAAGCTTACATATGACGCGCCCACGGGCAATGACGGCATCACGCAAGGCACGCCTGCGTCGCGGATCGTGTTCGAGGAGGCGGGCCAATACGTCGTATCGTTTTCCGCGCAAATATCATCGACGTCAGCCAGCACGGTTCACTTCTACTTCTGGCCCAGCGTCAACGGAACAAACGTGGCAGACAGCGGCATGACCACTGCGCTGCACCAGAACAACGCCACGCTGGTCACGTCGCGCACGCAGATATTTACACTTG